GGATTCTTATTCCCGGCAGAGATATGACTATCATAAGCATTAGTAGAAAGCTCACGAATCGCAGCCATAACCTTATCAGAATAAAGGGAGTCTGAAAGGATTTTAAACATTTTGCTCGTCTGAGCAATATTAAACTGATTCCTGCTTGCAACGCCAACGCTGTGAGTCTCAATCGTCCTATCTGCCAACTTCATCTTATTTCTCCAAAAGTGTTATCGTTCCTGTGATGGCTCAAGTATATCATCGGCAAACCGTCTTGTCAAGCATCACTTTTCTTTTGTTGTCTGTCTGAGATTATTTTAAAGCCGATGGCTATGTCTATCAGACCCATAACTTTTAAAAAGACCACAGGCAAAGTGAATGTCAAACCACCAACCAATATACAGAGAAGTCCCATTATCCATATAACAATCTTTGGCATCCAATCAAATAAAGATAAGATATAACTTAATGGCCCAATAATGAGCACAGAGAAAAAAATTATTGTTACTAGTAGAACTAAACTAGCCACTAGCTTTCATCCTCCTCTATGTCATTATCGTATCCTTCGTAATCCTCTGGTTCATGATCATCGTCGTATGGACTCCACTCTGTGTTATATTTGTCTTCTTCTTCTTGTATATGATCCTCAAGAATTTCCGCAGCATCCATAATAATTTCAAATTCTTGAATCTTATCTAAGACAGTTAGTATCTTGCTATTGATCTGTTTAATATATTTCTTAACGTCTTGTAATTCTTTACTAATACGATTATCTAAACTGTCTACAGTTTTAGAGATTTTATGAATTTCTTTAAGTATGTCGTTGTAGTCTTTATTCATAAGAATTATTTGCCGTATTATGGGTTTAGTTTTTATACTCCTTTATATCGCCATTTTCAATAATTTTTAAGTCTTCGTATGGTGTTGCTATTCGACGATAAAATTCTTGCTTAATATTCTCTAATACACCAGTAATCATAGCAATTTTAGAATACGAAACCTCTCCCATAATACCGCCTAAAATACGAGAAAAAACATAGTTAATATCTCCACAAATTTGTAAAAATTCTTGGTTAGAAATACTTCTATTTTGAGGATTGGAGTTTGGTATATTCGTTTTTAAACAAGTCACCATACTGTCAATACAACTATCTAAATTAGTTCTGTTTTCTTCTTTAATATATGGCATAATTTTTAAATCCTAGCAATGACAATAATAGTCTAAACAATATGAACATAATGGGCCTGGGTCTGGATTTCCCCAAGCATTTGCATAACCATCAAAACTTTCTTTTCCAGTGTCTATACAAACCAACTTCTTTTTCCCTTGTCTATTAACTAATCCTATATTAGAAAAATGACAATCCCAAAACTTTAATTGGGTTTTAGTAAATATCTCATCTACTAAATCTTGTATCCGTTTAGGAGAGACGATGCCTTTCTTATCTATTGGTCTAGCTATCTCTGTTAAATACCCCCAGCCGCTTGTCTGATTAGGAAATAATTCATGATATTTTAGTCTACATATTACAGAATATATCCTTGGGGCTAGATTAAGTCTGCTTAATTTTAACTGAATTTTTCTAGAATATTTAGCTCTAGGTTTTGATATAAATTCTTTGAAACCCAAAAGCGGCTCATCTCTAATCTTAAAGAGAGCACAATAACCACCATCATTCATCCCAAGAGAAAGATCAATTAGATATTTAGAATTTATCATATTAGTAAGAAATAATCTGGGGAACTTCACCCGTAAGATGATACAAAAAGGTTTTTGCTTTATCTATAGAGTAAAACTCACCAAGAAAAACTGTTCCTGGTACTCCATTTGGATCATATATTATTGATCCATATATCTGATAGAATGGATCGTCATAAGCATCTTTTTCTTTTTCTAAGAATTCTGCGGCAGTTCTGACTTCATCTATATAAGTACCTCCCTCATAATCACTATACTCTCTTACTGTTACAAGTAAGAAATATTCTATAGGAGACTTGGGGTTGTTGTTCTTAATTCTACCATTACATAAGGTATTACCCATGATTTTTCCTATAAAGAGGGACTACAGTATTTTGATCAATATAGGGATTGTTTTGAGTTCTCAAGTCAAACAAATCGCCACGATCATTAGTTCTAGCCCAAGCAACAGGACTTTCAAGAGAATCTTTTAAAGATTGCATCTTTAGCCTTTTAAGTTCATCCTTAGCGTTTTGAACGAAGAAAAGATCAGCCCCACTTGCCCAAGCAAAATCAATAATACTTTCAAGAGGATTAGCGTGTTTTTCCATATAAGTTGCCAGTTCTATAAAAGTCCTTCTTATACCATCTTCCCAGTTTTCATGTTCTTCTATCATGCAAATCCGATACGAACCTTATCCACAACTGTTGATTCTATCTGATCAGGATTAAAGTGATCTTTGGTATATGAACGACCACTCCACCAACCACACTCATAAATAACAGTATTATTAGAACCAATATTTATTCCAACTATTGTTCCAAACACATCTTCCGCCAACTTTACTTGGCTACCAATCTTATATAATTCTATAGTATTCTTACTCATATTACTCATATGTCTCCTTTGTATTTCTAGCGATATCTAACACAAGCATACCATCCTCTAGCTCCTCTGGCAACCCCAATTTCTACTGGAGTCTTTTGTCCCCAATAACAACAATTTTTAATAGCATGATCCGCACTAATAGAAGAAAAACCCACCCCTTCATAGCCTCTATTTCCACCACAATGACCCATAGAATTTCTTTGAGACTGAATATTTGCAACCCCTTGTGCTGATGATGTTGTATATGTATATGTTTTATTTACATTTTGAGCATTAGCAACTACGGGACAGATCAAGAATAGACCAATAATAAAAACCTTCTTCATAATTTCCTCCTTGAAAGTTATAGATGGGATAAAAGATCCCCCGAAGTGTGCATTATTAAGAGGCATCGGGGGTTTCTTTCATAAAAAAATTATCGGATAACAGTTACATTACGGGTGCGACAAACACCATTAGCACAAGCGGAAACAATTCTCCTTGGAAAAACAACTGTCTCACGAACAATATTCTTTGTAACAGTTACAACTTTTCGACCGCGAACAACCGCACAATTACCTGACGAGCAATCTCCAGCAAAAGATGTTACCGGAATCGAAAGAGCAATAACTAGCAACAGAACAATATTTTTCATCTTAAAATCTCCTTGGTGTTTAAAAAAATAAAAGGTCAAATCCATTCGACTCAGTTACCTGAGTATCATAGTCCGGTCAGTATCAACTGTCAACATACAAAATTGTATGCAGTAGGAGCGGTGAGAATCGAACTCACACTGGATGGATTTTAAGTCCACTGTCTCTGCCTTTGGACTACGCTCCCATAAATCATTACATTAAGCAATATTGATTTTTATGTCTTTTTGTAGATCTCTATTGTAATTAATGTAATGATTATTTAAATCAACTATGAGCCTTTTCCTTCAGTCTACGAACTGTCGCTGCCATAGCCTCAAGATTATCTACTGTCCTAACAGGCTTTGCTCTTTCCATAGCTGGGAGATCAATACCCTTCTTAGCAAGACCTGCCTTAGTACGGGCATAACGAGCCATAGTGCTGGCAATCTTCTGTCCAGTCTTAGCGGCAATCTCCGCATAAGTCTTGGAAGAAAAAACTGCCTCTAGAAACTTATCGTCAGAGCAACGAACACGACTCTGCTTCTCACTAGTAATAACTTCAGTCATAATCAACCTCCAAATCTTAAACCAAACTGTCTCAATTTGAAGCTCAGTCACTCGACTGATGTTACCTCGCATTGATTACCTTATTCTACAACTTGTTATCGGCGTTGTCAATGGGCGACCTTGAAAAATTTTTCGTTCTTGCAAGAAATTGCTGTTGAACGTGTTTAAAGCCTCAAGGAGTCGGTAGCCCACTCACTTTATTATCAACGCTCACATCAAGCGTAAAACTACTAGAAACAACGTCCTCACGATGAAGTTTCCTGTGAACGTGTACGCTATCCGTTAGATTAATCCTCTGTTGGTAAAACCAGTGCCATGAGTAAATATGCCCAGAAAAGAATACTTCCGGTAAAAATTGCACCAGCAACAAAGCCTAATCTTACTACAGAAACATCTAATCCTAGACTTTCTGCTAGTCCTCCACAAACACCAAAGAAAACTCTATTCTTATTGCTTTTGTGGAAATGATTCATGGCTAGACCCCTTAATTATTTGTTGAATCTGGTAGTCTGAATAACCAGATATTAGCATTGCTTGATAATATCCTACAACTGGAATAAGTTCTGATATCATGATTTTTCCTTTGGTGAGTATAGAGTAACCTTAATTATTATATACCCATCTCTCCCACTGTCAATATTTTGTATTGAGGATATTTTGCCTTTACCCAAAAAAGAATCACCCACCAATAAAAATGGGCCACCGTCTAAATTAGCTGAAGTTATTATTGAAATATCTGACTGACAACCAAATTTTGCCCAATCGCTTGCTCCCTCAATTAGATATTCATGCTCACCAATTTGTGTTATTATTCTTTTGTTCTTGTTCTTAGACTGTAAGCACTGGCTCATTAAAAGCCTCACTATCGAGTATATAACCTTGATTATTTTCTGACGTTAGGTTAGCAAGAACGTCTTTTAGTCTTTGATTTTCTTTCTCAAGGGTATTCATTATTTTTTCAGCTTGATTTAAAGCTTTCTGAAGAGACTTAACTCTATTAGCTAATTGATCGTTCATGTACTCTGTTGCTGTTCTGACAACCATGATTAGCCTCCTTGATATGAGTTTGATAACCCTATATTATACACCTTACAGGTTAAGTCCATTTAGGAATTTTTGCAAATCTTTAAGCTGTTTATTGTCAAGCACCATCTGATCGGCATATGGCTTTTTTTCAAACAATACCTTAAAACAATACCTTAATCTCTGCCATAATGACATCTTATGACTATAGTTTGTGTAATGTTCAAATATTGCCAAATCAGCCAATTGAATTTCATGATCATATTCGATCACTAAAATTTCGCTCTTGCAAGAACAAGGGATGAATAATGTTTTATTTTCCTTTAGATTTGTTACATTTCCCATCTTTTTTCTTTCTAAAAATTCTTTCGTAGTTTTTATCCCAAGTCTCTTGAGAAACTAAACTAATTCTTCTTTTAGATCCCTTCCCATTTTGTATCATTGTTTGATAATAACTCCAATACCTAAATGCTCTTTAATTTTTGCAGCATACTTGATATTGTCTTTGTGGTTCTCCACAAACTCATCAAAACACTGTTCTAGATATAGATGGGCGTGATGAATTATGTCATGAAATAGTATGAACCCTCCAGACTTGCATAATGGAAGCACATTAACTAGGTCAATCATACCTCCTTCATAAGAATGATCTCCGTCAACCAAAATCAGATCAAAGAAATCCTTATGACTATCTGAAAGTGGAGGTATAGTTTCTTTACTATCTCCATCTAGAAATGTCACTGAGTTATTATAACCAAGATATTGCAGTAGGCTATTGATATGATTATTGGAGTTTCTTGCTGTTCCACCATAAAGACCTCCCCACATATCAGCAACAAAAACATCTGTAAGATTAGGATTATTGAAAACTACCCTTCTTAAAGAATCTCCTTCTCTAGTTCCTATCTCTAGATACTTTTGGACATTATACTGTTGAACGTGTTTTTCTAAAAATGAATGTAGTAAATCTTCCATAAATATTTTTCCTTTTGAATTATTTTGAATCGGATTCCGTTTCTCTAACATATAAAAACTCTTCTCCTTTTAGGAGATAAGTCCTTGCAGAATCCCCATAAATTTCATACAAATACGACCCATCATTTTGAGGCATATCTTTATTGAGATATCCATATTCTATAATCTCACTATCTTTCAGAATAGCAACTCTAGGAAATCTTATAGGACTCATGATTCTAGTACATAGCTCCAGTAGCGACTATCTTCTTTCTTTTGCAAATCATCCCAATAGATCGACCTTGCTACATAAGATGGGACTTTCAATTTACCACAGTTAACCATCCAGTGACGCTCCATCTTTTTATAAATCTGTGACCCAACCTTACTCTTATTGTATTTAAGAGCCTCAACATCGTAAAGCCTCAGTTGATGAATATCTCCGCAGAGTACCCTAGCCTCATTAGGATGAATCATCTCCAGAGCAAAGCTAATCTTAGCCAGTCCAATACCACTAATCTTATTCAGAATACTATCTCGTTTCTTAACGTGGTACTTCTTTGTTGTCAGATAAAAATCTTTAGGATTAGCCCAAAACTTGGTGCTAAAATCCCAAATATAAGTGGTACGATTATTGTGCAAACCAACGCCGCTCTTGTGGAGTTTTTCCAAAAGAACTTCCTTACTATCTACCCATTCGCTAAAATTCTTGATAGCGTTATATCCCTTGACATTGCCCTGCCAAGTTGTGTGAACACTGCAATACGCAAAGAGATAGCGACGAAAAATATCTTCGTCAGTCTTGGGTCGAACAGTTTCCCAATAGTCCTTGTAGGCTACTACTTTATCCTTTGGAAAATTCTTAAAAAACTCGTCGGCCTTACTGGTACTCATCACAACTGGCTTTTTCTCAACAACAATGTCTGTCATAATGTCCTCAAAAGTTAGTTCCAAAGTGTATACTGAGATTCTACACTAGTCCTATCGGCTTGTCAAGTCACGATTCTTGAGTTCGCTTATTTCTTTTTTTCTCCTAAAATTTCATCAAGCTTGTAGTAATATTCCCAGGTTTTCCATTTTACTCTGGTGCTTCGTATGGTTTTTATGATTTTACCATTTTTGTCTTTGTATTGACATATTGCCCAATAAAATTCTTCTCCTTTTACTACATCTTCAAGAATTTCAAATTCTGATGGACACTCTAATTCTGACCATACTCTCATAGCTCCAATTTGTTTTATGTGACCCTCTATTTCTGGATTATATTCCAAAGGAAAAAAGATGTTCCTGATAGATCTTTCTACAATAACATATTTTGTTCCTACCCATTCAGAATTACATATAAAACCTATAGAGAATCCTGTGAATAATATAAACCATGGATATATGAGAGAGCGAAGAACAACTTTAATCATTTAATGTCTCCAGTAAGGTGGGATATTTTTATACACCATACCGGAAACTGGTCAATTAGTTTTATCCTTTACTTCCTTGACATATTTCATTAATGGATTTTTTTGTTCGGGTATGATAGTCTTATGATTTCCTTCCCATAATGGTAGTTTACCAAACAAAGCTACTCTTTTTTTCTTTGATTTTTGTTTTTGGTATTCTTGTTGGTGAAGAATCTGAACAATTTCTTCCTGTTCTATTTGTTTTTTCTTTCGATATTCTTCGTCTCTGCGTTGTCTTTTTTGTTCCTCTGTGTCATTATTTTTTCTTGATTCTTTAATGAAATATGGATGTTCAGCAATAGTTTTTTTTAGCTTATCACTTGCCTCAGGATGATTAAACAGTAATTCTATTAGCGGTCTATGATTATCTAAATATCTCCTAATATTTTTTTTGCTTTTTCTACTGTATTTGCGAACAGTATTGGTAATAAATTCTTTCTTGCTTTCTTCAGTAGCAGGACGAAGGGTTTTATGATGTTCTTCTCTCTTTTGTTTTTTCTTTTTATGACCTTTAATAAATTGGTCGATTTCATCTCTGAGGTTTAATGCTATTGGTTTTGTTTCAATAACTTTTGGTTGTTGTTCTTGTTTTTTTGTTTTATGTTTTTTGTATTTCTCTTTTTTACGTTTTGATTCAAATAGTCTGTTTTTATCGTACCCTATGTCTGTATTAAATTGTTCAGCCCATACTTGCCATCCGTCTAATGTTGTACTACTATTTTCTGTAAATAATTTATTGAGAAGATATCTTTTTTGCAAGAGATTCTTATCTTGTTCTACAAAAACATGACAAGGTTCACATAAAGTAATTAGCTGATGCTGATCTCCTTGTCCAAGCATCACTGTCTTAGTATAGTCTATATGATGAATGGTTTTAGAAGGAGTACCACAAACCTGACAACATCTACCATCTCGTTCTAAGACTAGTTGCCTTATATTCCACCAGAGCCTAGACTTTATATAGGCATCATAAGTTCTAAAACCTAGCTCTTTCCATGCTGGTGGCATAATTCTATATGTCTCTTTCTTCTCCATGAAGAATCTTAAAAGTAGGGAATCGTAGACTAATACCGCCCTTTTCATTCTCTGTCTCTTCAAAATACTGGACAGTTATTTGCTTTCCAAGAATCTTCTTTGGATTCTTATAAAACTCTTGTCTTTGTTCAATACTAAAACCAGACCCTACTCTTACAGTATGACCCTTATGCTGAATCATAACACAACTCAACATAGTCTCCTCACATTCTGCACCATCCTTAACATAACGGAATGGCCCCATTTCGGTATCTAGAACTTCGTATTCGTCATCTGAGAACGCTTTATACTTCAATAGGTCTTTGGATCGTTTACCTTTATATGGAGCGTCAGATCGAAGCATAAGCCCCTCATATCCATTCTGATTGGATTCGGTCACAAACTCTTGAAAGTGACTCTCATCCTTCACCAAAGATTGTTCCAACAGTGTCAAGCAAGGACATTCATTCTTTTTCATTACTTCTGTAAGATTCTTGAGTCTGATACTAAATGGTCTATTCTTCTCTCCCTTCTGGCTATAAAACTCATCATGAGTAATCATATCAAAAATCTTATAGGAAGGATTAGGAATAGTATGATCTTTCTTGCGAAGTTCTTTCATTACTCCTTGAAAATCCTCATTACCATCTTCATCAACCAGACAAAGCTCTCCATCAAGAACTACATTAGTAAGTCCCAAAGCTTTAATCCCACCGCTAACAATATCAAGAGTATCAAAGATTTTTCCCGTGCGGGAATAAAAGGTAGTATTGCCATTACTATCAACAATAGCAATACATCTAGCACCGTCGATCTTCCTGCTAACATACCATCCATCCTTCCAGTCTACAATTTTAGGAACATACTTGTCCGCTAGAGCAACACTAAATGTTGGGATATGATCTGGAATAGCCTTGTTAATTAGCTTATCTCCAGCACGGGTTTTCAAATCCTTGTCAATGATGCAATGAACAAGTTCTTCGTATTCTCTTTGGTTGTCAATAAAGCTATTAACTGCTCCAATGGCATCATGACCTGTAATTTCTCTATTCTTCAAAGCATCCAATAGGTCAAATATAGACTTGTATACTTTACCACGCAGATGACTTTTCTTTTTAAGATTATCACTAGTCACATTATACTGCCAAAGAGGATGATAAGTATAGAGCAGAATCTTTTTAAGAAAATTTGCTCCACTCTCATTAGAGGAAGTATAATCCTCAATAATGCCAACCTTATCAAGTGTACTACTAGTTGCTTTCAGATCACGAACAAAACCATTAAGATGCTCAAACGACATTTTTATTTTCTCCTGTGTTGTTCCAATTCTACCATACGGAAGTCCTCTTGTCAAGTATCGTCTATTTGCGATTTGGTCTTGAAAGAAAATAATTCATAGCATTGGTAATTCCAGCTATATCATCACCAAGTTTTCCTATTCCAGTATTGCATGGCTCACATAACCATCCTCTAAAACTATTATCATCATGATCATGATCTAAGCACCATTTGTAAGGAATTTTTTTACAGCACTCACAAACGTCTGGTTTTGGTGGAGCTTTTTTATGAAGCTTGACTCTAATTTTAGAATGTTTCTTAACACATTTTCTACACCTACTATCTAAATTATCTTTGTACATACTGTGTTTAGGAAAGCTTCCTTTATTTTTACGCTTACCACAGTATGAACAAATTTTTCTAGACATAATTATATTTGAAGAGAAATTAATTCTTCAATTTTCCTTAAATTTTTAGCCTCAATAACATATGCCCCATGTAAAGATATTATTTCTCCATCATAAGGTTTTGATGGCAGATCATTATCATTGGCCCAGCCAACAAGATATGTTTTATATGGTCTTTCTTTTGGAACTAATGCCAATACATAAATCCAATTTTTGTGTCTTTCTTTTGGTCGAACTAATAATCTATAGTTAAGAGGATTATTAGAATATCTCATCAGACTACCTTTAATATCCACATTAGGTAATCCAACTATATCTACTCCATTGTCTCCAGTGAGAGGATTAGCATTTGCTTTTTCTCTTGCTTGAATATATCCCTCTGAAGAACCAGTAAGGATCATCGACGCACAATAGGTCGATATTTGTCCAACCAATTGATCTTCTGCTAAATTAGATGCTCTTTTATTAGAGTCTCTAATTTGAGACTTTCCTCCAATCTCTGCTTTTTTAGCATTAGATATTATCAACTGTGTAAATTCTGTATTTACAGTATGTGAAATTACGTCATTAGAATTTATCATAATATAAGTGGACTAGGCGAGAGTCGAACTCGCGTCCAGAATAAACATCAATATAAATTTCTACATCGTTAGTTGGTTGTTATCACACTACCAACAAAGCTATCAGAATTATCTGTGTCAGATTGAGTACAATCATCATTCCCATTTATGTCTGGTAGGACTACCATATCCGATTATCGGAGTCAGCATGATTTGGTAATAAGGCTCATGCCGCCCCACTCGTCACCTAATTAGGCAGCGAGGGCAAGAGTTGTCTTGCCAATTAACAAATTTAATCGACTTTTAAACTGGCCGGTCGATTAACCAGTCGATGCTATCTATACCTATTTTACCTGTCGATACCTTTACTAGCCCGTAAATATTTACACCGTTCGTTCTTTGGTAAATTTTTTAATAATCTGTTTCATTAACTCGTTTAGCTCCTCATCAGAGATTTTAGGTTTGGGAACATTTGGTTCTAAAAACAAACCCCTTGCCGGTCCTGCTTCCATTTTTTGTATTTGATAAATCAGTCTTTGGTTGTCTTTGTGATATACTATATTAAATCCCAGAGAGCATAAGAAAAGACCTAAAAAAATGATTGTAAGAGGTTGTATGTTTTTCATTGATTTTGTAATATTTTTTCTAGTAATATTTCACACTCATTAAGTTTTAGAGACATTTCTTCGCATTTTTTACAAACCTCTGTTTGTAGATATTCTTTGATGTGATCTATTTCTAGTTTAATTTCTGTTATCTGATGGTTTTGGTTGTTTTTCATCTTTATTTAACCAGAAAATCATTTCATTTGAATTATCGTCCCACGCACATTCGATTAAATCTTTTGCTGCTAATTTTGACAATCCTGTATGAAAAATCCAATCTCTAATATCTTCAAAAGTATCATTAAATACTTCTTCATTAACCAAATAATTTCCTTCTTCGTCTTGTCCCAAACTATAACCAACAATAATATTAATTGTTTGATTAATGGTTATATAGTCATTCAAATTGTCGTTATCATTATAATCAACAAAAGATTCTGCGGCAGCCTTTCTTATAGAATCAGCATACCCTTGCAAATCCATTATCGAATATGTATCTTCAGACATAATATGTAATACCCCAAAATTTAAAAAAACTTTTTTACTCCAGTATCTTGTTCAGAGTTTCTCGACAGTTCCAGTAGTTTATCAATGGTGTTCTGTAAACTATACTCTCCTCTACTTAGCAACTTTTTATGCTCATAAAGAGCAGTAATAATTTGAGGTAGATAAAACTGGTTGGCTCGTTCAAGTTCTTCTGGAAAATAAGCCTTCAGAATATTTTCAATTTCCAATACTTTGTTAGTAATTTGATCTCGACAATTCACGAGATTATTAACTTGATCTTTTTGTTCTTGAGTAAGAATCATACTAAGCCTCAACCTTCGGTTTGAGTTTCATAAGCTTATGCTTAATTTTCCAAACATGGGTTTCTTTGTTCTGAATGTCTGGCCCCATATAGATGTGACAAAAGCCTTGGTGTTTGTCCAGCCCCCATGCTTTAATTCCATGCTGATCAATTCCTTCCACAACAAAACGACCCCTATATCCCATAGGGATGAAGTCTGCACCTCTCACAAAGTATGGGCCTCCACCCACTCTGATTCTATCTCCTTTTACAAGTTCTTTCCAATTAAAGTCACGAATGATCTTTGTGTTCTTTGCTTCTTTGCTCTTTGCCTTAAAAACGAAAGGAGCATTGCACTTAGGACACATATAAGCTCGCGGGCCTGTGGTAGCTCCACATTTTTCACAAGTTTTTTGACCCTTACCCATTTTCTTTTTCTCCTGTGTTTGTTGACGTTACACCCTAAGTATAACTCAATTATCGGCACTGTCAAGAGAGAATCTTTAGAATGTTCACGAATTTTTCTTTTTAGTCACTAATTTTAGACGATATAGCCCTCTTTTTCTGCTTCACTATCACAAAGGGTTTTTATCCATGCCATAACCGGCTCTCCTTCATCGTCTCTTCTTTGTTTACGAAGCTTTCCTCTTTCTCCAGTAACTTCACAAGTTATATAGCTCATACTTTCTGCCATTTCTATTGCTCCTCTAATAAACTCATCAGCACCATAAGCATAGGCTCTTAGCCCGCCAAACTTTTCTTTAATCTGACTCCAATAAAAAAAATCTAGAGGCTCATTAATCTTTTGCTTGTAATGAAGACGATTATCTACAATATAACATAGCCTGGATAGGATATTAAACCAACCATCCCCACATTCTATCCATGTAAGATTTTTAAACTGTTCAGGATAGGCTGAAATTAATTTAGCTGTTAGTTCAGGACTCATTATAGTCTACCTTGTGTATAATTCGTGTTCCAAGATGAGCATTACTCAATTCTGTACTATCGTTAAGAGATTCATCGCAAAGTCTTTCAAATTCTTTTCGACCAATCTTTCGACCATCAAGAATAGTTTCTTCAAGATGTTTTTGGGTCAATTCTTCTGGCTTATCAATCAATACAGTATCATATGCGTGTTCAAGACTCTTAGCCTCAATAACATACTTATGACGAAACAAAGAAACGGTATTAACTTCAAATAGTGGCATAATAATCTCCTTAGTCTATGTTGATATTATATTCTGTAACTAATCTGTGAAATTCTGATCTAATCTTGTCAAGAGCATCGCCCGCGTCGGTAAAATCATTGCTGTATTTCTGCCAAGATCGTAGTTGTTGAGAAAAATCCCACAACATTCTTTTAGCATCACCAGCTTGAATAGCAGTATCAAACTCGTATTGTTCTTCTGGTAGTTTAAATTTTAAAGTTGCTATCGGCATAACTCACCTTTTCTTTTTAAGATCATCTGGCTTTTTATCTGGATCAGGAATAATAGTTAGGGTGTTATTCCTAAAGGTAGTCATATAACTTTGTGCAATCTTTTTCTTTAACAAACCTTCTTCTTCAATCTGGGTGTAAACATTGATACGATAATAATCATGAAATACATTAATAATTTTGGTCATTAAATGATATTTAGGTTTTTCTACTTGCCTAAATAGTAGTCTTTCGATCTCAAAATCCATTAAAACCTACCCTTCTTGTTTTCAGTAAAAATACTATCCATATTTATTGAGAGAACAGGATACTCTCTATTGTTATCGTCACTAATAAAATATGTATCACATGAATGTTCTTCTCCAGTAGAAGCGTCGTGAATAATTACTGGATCATTCCAATTAAACTTACCAAGATTATCGAGATCATGAGTTTGTTTATAGAGGAAATTGTATAGATCAAGCCAAGTTATATTATTCATCTAGCTCTCCTGTTTGCTCTATCAAGAATACGAATAGTTTCTTTAGCGTTACTAGGAACCATAACCAAACTTGGTGCAGTCTTATGTCCCCAGTCCATAAATCCTACAGCTTTCTTTTCTGCTGAACATTCTTTACAAACAATATTTCTATTAGTTTCGATAAGGAATTCATATCGTTCAATACCAACACAATTTTTACAGTATATGCAGTTCATAATTTCTCCAAAACTCTGGTAGCGATAACGCTTCTTTTATACCATAGGTATCGGAGTTGTCAACTGTCAGACTTGAAAAACTATTTGTGTTTCTTTTTCTTTTTTATATTTCTATCTAGATGATCTAAATATAGGTTTTGATGAAGCTGTTCCTGCTTCTCTTTTTCTTTGCGTAACTTTTTATGTTTTTTATCTTCTACCAATTTAATTTTTATGGCTTTTGTGCCAGAGTATACCATAAAGATAGGAACAACCATAAATAATATTAGTATTAGATAAGAAAAATACCATAGAATTCTTACTAAGAACGAAAGGAATATTATACAGTAATATGAAAACGGAGCTTCTCTTTGAAAATATTCCATCCATTCTGGTTCAAACATATATTATGTCCATAAA